AAGATGGCAAACTCATCAAGATCATCGTCTGACAATTCAGTCATCACTCCACATAGCCTCACAAACATTAGGAAGGTGTTGATACAACAGGTCTTGGACTTGACCAGCAATTAACGCATGTTCTTTCTGTGTCCCATGGGCAGTCCTGAGATCGCAGTAATGCAACCAAGACCGAATCGTTCCATTCATGTACAGCTTGGTTGGAGCTGCCAAGGGAAGCACGTCTCTTGCACACTCTTTAGCCACTCCATAGTCCAACATCTGTTGATACAGACGGACACCGGCTGCAAAGTGCTTGGTAATCTCGTAATCAAGGTTTGTCTTAATTATTTCATCTAGATCATCAATGCTGTTCTGTCGGTTCTTTTGATCTTGACGCCGAAGGGAAGGACTACGGGGAATCTCTTCTACCCGTGCGTACCGTTGGGAGAACTCTTGAAAGGAAAAGCTCCGATGCCGAAGGATTTGAGCTGCTATAGACCGAGTAGTTTCTATTTGAACACACATGTTCACCATCTCAAAGGGAGACCAGTGTTTGTGTTCAATGAGGTATCTAATTAACCTAGCACTTGTCTTAGTGTTGGTTTGATTAGAAGGATTAGATACTCTTGCCATATAGGCAATAAGTTCTTCTGCATCAGGGGTAATGTGGATAAGCTGAACAAAATGAAGCAATGGTTCTACTTGGTGGTTAGCAGACATACTGTCTAATTAGTGATATAAATGATGTCCCTTCCAGGACATCCGGTATATCCGGAATTAAGTTCTTGAAGGGAGTGAGTTAAAGGTGGTACTTTTTAGATGTCCATTCCCAGGGACATAATAAAAGGGGAAGATTGTCTTTAATTGACTTGTCTTCCCCCGTACAGGAGTTCCGGTCCACCCTTCCATCCCTCCTGTATACACCCCTGATCGGTCTTAAACCCAGGTGGGGACTGAACTTTTGGAATTACCTCTGGCTTGTCTTTTTTGGTCTAGAGACATCCCAAGGACGATGTGGTTGGTCTCGCATTGGGGGTCGTCGATGAACCCTTGCAGCATGTCGCTCCACTCCTCCATCTTCCGTTGTTTGACGACCTCCATGGCTGAGATGCCCATGGCGTCAGTGAAGTACTTGACACCTTGTGCAAGGGAGTCCAGGCGGTCATCGTGTTTGATGGCGTATTTCTCCCGGCACATCCGACTCATCTGATAGAACAGCATGTACAGGAGTCGTTTCTCTGGAGCTTCGTCAGGGTTGGAGTTGTAGTCCCACTCGACCACACCACGATCAACGACCAGGCGGTGTTGGTTCATGATGGGTTCCAGGGCGTCGATGATGCGCTCTTCTTTACGGACGGTAGCCCGGACTTCTTCAACACCGATGTTTTGTTTGGTCTGTTGAAGGTGTTTCTTAAATAGTTCTGCAACGATGCCATCACCAAAGTTGGTCTCGATGACAAGTTTGGTGACGTTGTACTTCTTGCAGCCTCTAAGGATGTCAAGAAGGGTGGTGTCGGAGTAACCGTCTCTGTAAGCACGGATCTCGTGGACGTACAGGAAGCCGTTCTTTTGGCTTATGTAGGTGGCAGCTGTTTCGTCTGTGCCTCGACCTGACGGGTCAACGCTGCATATCGTTTCATCGTACGCACTCCACTCTCCCTGAAGCTGCATCGGGGAGTAGAAATAATCACCCGGTAAGCCAACCGTAGGCAGATCCTTGAGAACATTACGAGGATCACTGCACCACACAACAGAATCCGGCGCTTGAGTCGGGTTAACAGCGGTAACGATAAGGTCTTGGAACTTAAGTGGGAACTTTTCTGCATCACTAAGACTCGTATCAAGCATGAACTGGAGCATGAAGTTGCTCCGACCCATAGCGGCTTCCCGTTCCAGCAGGTCTTCATGGCTGAAGCGGTCTGGATCCGTAATACCCCACGCTTCGGCACCGGAATCGATGTCCTCTTGGAGTTGAGGGGCAATCAGTCCTTCGTATTGGGACAGCTTGCGGGGGTATCGAGCAGGCCACACAAACGGACGGTAGTTTCGTTCAGCCAGCTTGCGGTAAATGGTGAAGGTGGTCTGAGGCGTACCAAGGTACATGATGCGGGAGTCTTCCTTTGGGGTCAGGATTGACTCGGCCTCTGTACACAGTTGAAGAAGCTTTTCTCGCATCATCTCCGTCATGGAGTTACCAGGCACCTCCACGTCATCAAGAATCATCAGGTCAGCACGAGAACCCGTCAGCTGGCCCGTAATACCCACTGATTTAACGGACGGTGCTTGGTGAGGAGAACAGTTAACGTCAAAACTAATACGAGACCACCGAGCATCATCGCTTTTGGGTCGGAGGTGTGATAACCAAGGCGTTTCAATGATTAGTTTCTGTAAGAAAATGGACATGTTATCTGCTCGTTCTTTAGAAGCGGAGATAATCATGATCTTTTTCTCAGCGTTATTGAACAAAGTCCACAACACAAAGGCTCCCGTGATCCAGGACTTACCAACACCCCGGAACGCTTGGATCTGTAGTCGCTTTGGTCCGTGCTGCAGGTAATCTGCAATGGCGTATTGAGCGCGGGTTGGAGAGGGCAGATCTAACTGCCCCCAGAGAGCCTGTAGAAAAAGCTTAAAATCTTGCTGTAGGGACTCAATCACGGAGACCCCCCTAGGAGCCTCTGTGCGGCGTTTTATAGGCATTATAATAGAATGTACCTGAGTGGATAAATAACGGCCTTCCAGGGGCTTCTAGGGGCCAATAAGAAGCAATGCCGCCCCATGGTTAGGAGCGGCACGCATTTATGGAGTTAGTTATGCAAGACCTGATTTGCGTGCAGCAAGCATCCGTTCGCGCTTACGGCGTTGCTCAGCAGTTTCAGACTTGGGCATCTTGTCGGTTGATGCTTGGTTGAAGTACTTCGACGAATCCGCTTTGGTTGCGGCTTGATCGATCTTCAGGCTGTCCTTGACGCCTTCACCGCCAGACTTGGAAGCAGCTTTTGGTTCTTGCTTGGGTGCTTCTTTGGCAACCGTTGGAGCATCAGCCCGTTGACCCGTGGCCTGATCAAGACCCATTTCCTTGCGGAAACGGTTCAGCAGGGGGTTACCAGAGCCGCCAACCTTGTCTCGGTACTCCTTAGAGCCTTGGTACAAGCCCTTACCGCCGTCGCGGTAGGTCTCGCTTGCTTTGGGTGCAGGCTTAGAGGGAGTGCTGGCTTTGGCCTTGGGAGAGGGGTTGCGGACAGCCGTAGTGGGCTGTTGGCTAGCACTACGAACAGGACGTGCAGGTTGTTTTTCTGCAGGCTTTGCAGCTTCGGTATCAGTGAACTTCGATTGCTCTTTGCCAGGAACGTAGCGACCGTCGGTTGCAGTTGACCCCTTGTTTTCCGGGGTGTCCTTCATGTTGTACCGCTTGCGAAGCTCTTTAGACTTCCCCTTCCAAAATTCTGGATTGGCAGCATCCTTTGCAGCACCTTGCATCATGCTGGCGATGGTCAAGGCTCCAATTACTTTGTTTGTACCAGCGCCTACACGAGGCCCTGCAAACATGCCTTCAGGAGTCAGTCGGCTAGTACCACGACCACGAGCCGTACGGACTTCACTGGAGCGGCTGCCTTGAGCAGCTTGCCGAGCCCTGTTCTCCGCCATTTCACGGCGGGTGGGCTCAGTCCGACTAGTGCCAGGACCAGAGCGACCAGGAGGAAGTTGGGGACGATTGCCAGGGTCAGCCATCGCTTCTCTCGCGGGAGGAAGCTGAGGCCGATCAGTGTTCACACGAACACGACGCACGTCTTGTCCAGACCCTTGCCGTTCACCCCACGGCTGGCTGGAGTTACCCACACGGTTTTGTCCTTGGCTGCTTTGCGGAAGCTGCCGCCGGGGACCCGTGCGAGGTGCGGGTTCAATTGGAGACTTTTGTGCGCGTTGACTATTAAGCTTTGCCTGCTGACGAGACCGCATACTGCCAGGCTTTTGCTTGGCTTTATTTTTAGGTGCCATTATTAGTTAATGTGAGAAAGAATCATCCCTTCACGGGATGGATTAATACCAAATGTGCTCCTCATCCATTGGAGCCAATTGTTACTACCTTTTGCCTGATTACACTGCCAGCAGCTGGGTACAAGATTTGATGTAAGATCTTCCCCGCCAAGACAACGAGGACGTACGTGGTCAAGTGTAAGTTCATGTAATTCATAAGTTTCTCCGCAATAAACGCATTGACAGTTGAAGTGTTCCTTAATGGCTCTTCTCCAGAGCCTTTTTGCTTCTGGACTTGTCATCGTTATTAGGTTTTGGAGGTAGTGATCAGGCGTAGGTAGTAACGGGGTCATGCGTACTTCTGGCCAGTACGGGGTCTGCGACGGTTGGCTGAGGGGTTTTCAAGCTTTCCCTTTGCTGGACCTGTATGGGAGGCATCCATTCCGTCACCGTTCCCGTAGGTGCCAAGCTGTCGGTTCAGCTTGTTGGCATTTGTACGGATCTTTAGACCGTTGTTGGTTTTGTTGTATTTAGATTGCTGCTTTTGTCGACGTTTACGTGCCTCAGGATTCTTTTTGTAGTACTCAGACGTGCTTTGTGCCATACAGCCTCCGTTGCACCATCTCAGGGTCTACCTTTGGCATCACAGACGCCAACTTATCCAGGGGGTTACCTTCGTAAGCAACGCCACTGATGTCGTTCTTAGCCAGCCAGTCACACGCAGCCTTGAGATCTGCAGTCGATGCTTCTCCAGACTTGATACGTGCCAGGAACTCAGACGTAACAAGGTTATGGAGTTCGTTGAACTGGTCTTCTGTGGCTCGTTTTTTAGTTGCCATTGCGAAGTACGATCTGATCAAGTTTATTTTCGATGCGAATCATGTGATCCTCCATCTTTTGTAGAGCTGAAGATAGCTCTTCACGTTGGACATATTTCTCTGCAATGCGAAGTTCTACACGGTCAATACGT